CACGATGGTATTCCGATTCACAGTCCTCACTTCTCCGGATGGAATGATGAGGATATTCAGTGTATCACCGGCTCCATGAAAGGAAGTGCACCGGCATCTAGGCACACTCACCAGCTCTCCATCAGTAGCCACCCACTTGATGGAAAAGACCGGAAGCTGCTGTACCAAGTCATGTATTCTGGAGCTGTGAATCATAGCAAAAACAAAGTTACATCACCAAGCAGGTGCCATTTAGGACACTTCGGCCATTTTTCACCGCCAGCATGATAGATATTTATTTGGCTCTCAATCAAAACGATAGGACATTATTGGCAAGGTCAAGCCTTTTCGAGATTGCTGCTTCCAAGCCCTGTCCTCTGGCCGGATCCGAAATTCCTTTTGATTTCGCCATATATGCCTGACACTTTTTTCATGGCCAGCCTACATTGCAGAGCCAATGCCCATCATGCTCAAGCTGTATGGATCAGTGCAATTACCTATGTACAGTGTATCGAAGGCATCTGTGCCATCAGTACGGTGCTCCAGAAGGTCATCCTCAGTCTCCACCAGCTTCTCACCACCCTTGTGCTTGTGCCATCCCTGGCCAGCAGTGACTCGGACCTCTGCCATAGAGATGGCAATGAGCAGAGCTTCATTATTCTCCTTATTGAACATCGGCAGCAGACCGGCAGCACCGGTGAATCCCTGGTCAATCATGGTGTACTTCTCGGTATGCTTCAGAGGCTTCCCGATGAAGTGCTCTTCCACATACCAGCCATGCTTATTGAATTGCTCCACAATGATGCTCTTGAAGTCCTTGTCTGATACAGCATAGTTGCTGCCCAGAGCAGTGGTGTCATAGTAGAATACCACCTCCTTGGTGATGTGAGCTCTGTAATAGTGGCAGAAGTCATCTACCAATTCCCTCAGCTTTCTCTCATACTTGACATAGAAGCTCTTGATGACCTTGAGCCTCATGCCATCCCTCTGACCGGCCACCAGCCAGTTGATATTGGCATTGAAGTCAAAGGCAATGGAGATGGGAGCCTTCAGGTCCACATCACCATCCAGGAGACAGCCATAGTCAGTATTCTCCACATTCCCAAGGCCCACATCCTGCAGTGGAGTATTGTTATTGTCGATGTATGTGTGGATATTCTCCCTGAAATTCGGATAGAAGCCATCTCTCAGCCTCTCAATCCTCTTGCTCAGGATGCTTGTCTGGAATACCAGGGGAGGAAGGTCTCTCTTCATCTGCTTGATGTAGTCCAGGCCCACCACATCCACATTCTCGAAGGTGGACCACTCCCTGTAGAGCACAGCCTTTCTCCGGAGCTGTGAAAGAAGGTGGTCAGTCCGATAGAGCTCATCCTTCTGGCTCTTTTCATCCGGCCACTTGGTGACCTCCCATCTGTGCACCAGGAGGCCTTTGATCATGTCAATGATATCCGGAGTGGCCTTCTCCCTGTAATTGAGCAGCCACCGACCACTCTTCATTACAGGCATATCAGACACAAAGAGGATGGAGTGGTGCCAGGGACAATCGGTGAAGTACCTTCTGGTACCACCATTGGCAGGGAAGGTCTCATCCTTGAGCTTGTCAAAATTGAGGCCCTTGGCTTCATCACCAATCACCCAATCGAAGGTCATGGAGTTGGAGCTCATCCTCACATCCTGGGAGACAATGACCATCTGGGCACCGTTGTAGAAGGATACCACATCATCGAAATTCTGCAGAGGGATGATTGGCTTCTTGTACCCCAGCCTTCCAGGAGGCCTCTTGCCTACCACATAGTGCACACCCTCGATCCATCCGAATTCAGCGAGACCGGAGAGAGCTGCTGGCAAGGTCCTCATGTGGGCCTGCTTGTAAGAGCTGGCCACAAAGCATCCTGTAGATCCTGGCATGAATTCCACATTCCGCTTGATCCGGAGTGACACAATGCCGAAGGATTTACCGAATCTTCTCCCACAGATGTCAATCTCTGTGTGAGCTGCAATGGCAAGAGCCTCCTGCTGGGCCCTGTTCAGGTATTTTGTACTACTGCTCATCTGGAATCTTAGTAGGTCCATCCACATCCTCATTGTACTGCTTCAGCAGCTTGGCAGCTTTCTCCCTGATATTGGGAATCGGCTCAATGCCGATGACCGAAGGATCCACAGAGAGAGACATGTCCTTGGGCACAATCTCATCCCAGGGGAATTCCTCTCCATCGGATTCATCCAGCCGGTTATTCTTCACTATCCCATCTGCAATCTTTGTGAGAGCCTTGGCCTTGGCATCATTGCCTGCCATAGCTGCTGCTGCTGCTGCATCATACAGGTAATTAGCCTTGTACCTCATCTGCTCCTTATTGGAGACAGCTACAGATCCAAAGAGCATCTTGATGAGAGCAATGTCCCTGTAAGCCTGATTGGTGGATACATGGTGCATGGTCATCAGATAGTCCCTTATACGGTTATCGGAGAGCAGTGGATTGGAGAGCCAGTGTGTATAGGCATCCCTTAGCCTGTCAAAGTGGGCCTGCTGGTCCTCTCGAAGTATGATGGAGTCATTCTCCATCTTCCTGGCCATCAGGTCCAAGGTCTCATTGTCTCGATTCACTCTTCTCATGGCATCAATTCTTCTTCGGTTTGTTTCACTTCATAGCCATCCAGAATCTTGATGGCCCACTCATTGCCATTATTGGCCAGCTCCAGAATCTTCTCCCTCCTCTTGATCTGGCTGGAGACCTTCCCTGCATTGTAGGCAATGGAGATATCCGACCTCGGATCCTGGAGGGCCATCCGGAGCTCGACCACATCCACCATCAGCATGGTGGCAATCTCTGAAATGGAGAATCTCAGCTCTGCCCAATGCTGGATATGGTCATAATCCTCTTGTGTGAGTATGGTAATGGTCCTTTTCATACAACAAAAGTAGCCAGAATCACTCTGGCTACTTGGACAAATTATAGAAGGCTTAGGCTTGGATGGTCAGGCAAGTGCCATCAGGGCAATGATGAGGCCTCCCAGGAAGGTGGCCAGAAGGTCAATCCAGTCGAAATTCCCATCCTGCCACTGGTCGATGAATTCCTTGATGAAGCCGATGAAGAGCACCGGCACAAAGCACCAGAATCCCATCTTGAGCACCAGGCAGCAGAAGGCTCCGATGATGAGGCCACAGATGAAGTGATAGAGCCGGTCCCTCCGAATCTTATTCAGGAGGCCCACCAGCCAATTCCAGATCTTGTAGATGAAATCTTTCATAACACACCGATTTTTTTGAGTTGATTCATGGTATCCGGCCCAATTACACAGCCATGATCCAAGAGAGCCTGGGCCCTGGCCTTGAGAGTGGCCATCTGCTCTCCGGATAGCTTCTTCCTCTTCAGAGCTCTGCAGATATAGCTCCTGGCAGTATTCTCCTTGAAGTCATCTGCTTTTGCCTTTTCCAAGGCCTGCCTGCTGAGATAAGCATCTATCTCTGCATATCCGGCCCGAATCCTGGCATCTGTCTCGATGATTCTTGCCCTGAGGCTTGCCCTGTCTGCATTGGTAGTGGCCATCTTCATCTTCTCATGAAGGCCTCTCTTGAGCTTGAAGTCAGAAGCACATTCATCATATACTGCTTGCATCTCCGGAGGTAGGTCAGATCTCCTGGTCCTTCTGTCATCGAAGGTCCTGAATGAGATTACAGGCTCACTCTCCTGTGCTGGTGCAGCATCCTCATGATGGGCAGGAAGTGGCTCTTTCTGGGCATATCTCGCTAAATCCAGTGATTCCCTCGGATTGATTGACACTGTGGTCCTGGAGAGCTTTTCTAGCTCATACAGGAGCTTCGGCATGTCCAGCTTCCGAGATATCCAATTTTTCAGAGCCTCATTCCGGCTGTAACGGCAAAAAAGTGCAAAGCCAGCACTGAAGTCTGGCTCTGCACCTTGAAGGTAGGATAGGATCTCAGTATTCACTAGTTGGAGGGAGTGAAGCTGCCATCAGCGCAGTCCAGCTCACCACCGGCCAGTGTCAGCTTCCCTTCATACAGGGGAAGGGGAGTCACATCAGGGCACTCGACCTCGAAGGTCACACCCTTTGCCGATCCGGCAGCATCACCGGTGTCTCCGGAAGGAGAGATGACCGCCCTGTAGTCAGGGGAGCCGATGACATGGTAACGGCCAGCAGCCTTTACAATGAATACGAAGTCACCATTGGCAGCAGCCTTGCAGAAGGCCAGAGCCTCGGCAGTGAGATCGGGGAAGGACAGGGAAGCCTTATTGGTGTACATCTTGCAGTCCACCTCACCGGTCACCTCGAAGGTGGCCTTGCCCTTGCCCTGAGTGGAATAGAGCTTATCCCACACAGCATCATCTGCCAGCACAAAGCTGCCACTGTACTTAGACAGAGAGGCCACAGTGCCGGTAGAAGCATTGGGATCATCATTGATCGAAGGCCAGGAGACAATCAGGCTCTTGGCGATTCGATAGATGGTAGCACCAATCCCTGAGGGATTGATGCCACCGATTGCGAAGTCAAGATTTCCGAGATTCATAATCTGTGGAAGTTTGAGGATTCAGAGACTACTCGCTGGCCATAGCCTGCTTGACAGTGACATCCAGGTAGGCAGCACCACTCTTGGCAGAGACACGCACAGTGGCAATGCGAGGATTATCACCGGATTCGGCATGGGCATAGGCAGTGCGAGTGAAGGTCACCTTGTTTCCGGAGACAGCTACAGTCAGCCAGGTAGCACCCTCGGTGGTCACAGCAGCAGTGACACCGGAGCCATCGGAGGTGGCATAGGTGCGTACAGTGCTGCCGGCAGTCGCAGCGAGACCATCGATCAGATTGTCACCGGTTACTGTAGGATCGGAGGCAGCAGTCTGCTTTGCCACGAAGAGGAATTCCGGCTTGATGCTCTGGAACTGGACACCCCAGTACAGGCACATGAAGAACTGCAGGGCCTTCGGATTGTCACATTCACGGATCTTGGCCTTCTCGGCATCGGACTGCTGGTCCATACCTACAAGCATATTGTCCTTGGTGGAGAAATAGATGTAGCTGGAGCCCTTCAGGCCGACCATAGGCACGATCTCGACATTGCGATTGAAGTGCAGCACACTCTGAGCATAGGTCTGATTGTATGCCACAGCACCGAGAGTGGCAAGGCACCATTCCTCATATTTGTCGAGCACTGCCTGGGAGACATACATCTTCAGATTGTCACTCTCCTTGAGCTCATCGGAGGCACTGGCATAGATGGCCTTCAGCACATCACCGGCATTGGCAGCAGTGATGGTGTCGAATTCGCCATAGTTGCCCTTGGCCACTCCGATATTCCCGGCAGTGATCTCGGTGGCAGCAATGGTGTCAAAGCCATCGAAGAGAGTCATGGTGGTGCTTCCGGCAGGAGTGGTGCGAGCTGCACCGAAGAGAGCCTTGCCCAGCTTGCTGGAGACATGCTTGGCCATAGCCAGGGCCATGTCACGCACCACATCGGCCTCCTTCCTTTCGGTCAGGGAGCTGAAGGATTCACCATAAACGGTGGAGAAGAGCTGGTAAGGATCGAATTCCTCTACCACATCACCCAGGTAGGTGGTCAGAGTACGGCCAAAGAATGCACCGGTGTCGGTAGCACCCTTGCCATCGGATTTGTAAGGCCGGAGCTCCGCACCGGAAGCATAACCGCCCACAGTCTCATCACCACGAACACCCTTGCGGATGGTCATGTGCTTGAGAGTCTTTTCCAGAGCCACAACAGGCATGGCCAGGATCTCCTTGCGAAACTTCGCACCGGAGTTTACAAGAACTTGTTCGAGATTCATACGGCAAAAAAGTTATTTGGTTACTTACGATTCAGGAAGGCCTTGCAGGCTTCTGCTGCCTGGTCCCAGGTTTGTGCAGTCTGGTATTCCTCGCTGGCTTCACCCTGGTCTGCAGGCTGGAATACGGATGCAGGCTTTTCGCCATTGGCCTTGGCCACTGCTACCTCAAGAGCTTCTTCCAGCTCCTGGATCCTGGCATCCTTCTGGGAGATGGTCTCATCCTTTTCGGTGATGGTCTGCTGGAGACCGGCCACCTCTTCCTGGTGA